CATGCTCAGGTCGGGGCCCCTTTATTTTTGAAAAGACCTGGGGCATGGGTCTTTATATCCAATCTACTCGTCAGAATTGGCTCTATCTAACATCATCTTAAGAAGAGCTTTCCGACTTTGGAGGGGAGGAATGTAACCTAAATACTTTTTGGCTGCACTGAGTAACTTAGGAGCCCACACGTCATACACGTCTTGTGGGTGATAACACAATTCCTCTAAGGCTACACGAATGTTATCTTTCTCTATCTGTTCCTTATCCGAACAGTCTTTAGTCCAATTTGGCATCTCCAATATAACACTAAGTTCTAATGGTGCCACAATCTTATAAATCTCTTTCTCATATCTAAAACTTCTTTTTAAAAACTGAACTTCTAAAATATTCCTAGTTATAAAGATACGACCATCCTTCGCTTCATTAGTATAAATCATTCCATACTTTTTCATCATCTGAGTTAGAGTCTCCTGGTTAAACCAGTATTTGACTCGAGGACTAATATTTATAACACTATCATCACCATAGCATTTAGGTTTCACATTAGTCGAGTACGTTTTGATCGCTACATCTAAACCTTCTGGGTGGTTATCCAAATAACAAGCTCTAATTAAACATTTATTAACAGTAGTATTCAAAGGGGCAGTCATAGGATTACCTGAAGACAGGCACTTAGACCACTGATATACTACATTGCCACGAATATGGCAAGATTGCATCATTATATACATGAGATTACGTCTCCTCCTAAAATTCTCTATTCCATCATCATAAAAAGGATTTATAATTTTATCTACAATAGCTTGAAACATTGGATAAGTTTGACTAGAATCGAAGCCTGAATAATCTCCTGCCAGAACGTCTGGTCCAAGAGAAGTTAGCTCGTGATACAAGGCATCCCATTTGTATCCATACACATTAATACCTATACAAGATCCATTCCAGACATGGTTCTCTACCAAATCTTCACTCCAAGCGCCCATACACATCCTAACCAAAATGGCTCCATCTAATGAAACACCATTGAAAACTCGTGTCTTTCTATCTGCTTTCTCTTTGGGTAATCTCTCATCTTTAAGGTGATCACTAAATAATAAAAGTAATCGCCAACCATCTTCTCGGGCAAGAAATTCCCACATCCACATCACAGTTTTCCTAAGCTGAATAGCCAAAGGCCTATTAAAATCAAATTTACCATCCGATCCAAAATAATCTCTCTTTCCTCCACTCTTAGCGAGAAGAGAATAAGGATAACCAGCTGAAGTAGATAGGGGTAGTGAATCTGCATAATCATGTTCAAAGATACCAGCACATGCCTCCTCGAAGGTCCAATTGCGTGGCTTGAACTTGGGTCTTCTATAATGCATATCAGCAAACTCCATCTCTGCTGCAATCCTAAAATTCGTATCATCATAATGAGCTACTTTAGATCCATATCTAGCTATATTGGCGGAAAAAGGCTCAATTTTCTCTCCTTTACTATTTGTGTATACACTCAAATGTGCAGGACAGGATATTGGTTCTTTTATCATTCCATATAATCTAGAGCGAATAATCTGACTTTTAGAAGCGAAAGGCGCAGGAATCTTAGTAGTCCCTATCATCTTAAAACTCTCTCCAGGAAAAGGACAATCATCTTTGGGTACAATTTGCATAGCTTCATTTAACTTGGGATTGTTGTAGTCAGCTATAACATACTTCCTAACATCTGCTTGCAATTCAGCCGTCTCAAGAACTACATCAGGAGTATCAGGCACATCTTCAACTCCAAATAACTCATGAACTTGTCTAATCATCTCTAGGGTAACAGGGATGGTATAACCTCTTCCACAACCACCAGCCACATGAATTCCTAAAATCTTAGCACTAGCGGACTTATCATAGAGGTATAAGGGAGAACCACAATGACCACTCTTGGTTGGAATGTCGTATTCAATCATATGTTCCATCTTCAGTAGGGAGCCATCTGAGTCGTAGACTTGTAAAGAGTCTACCCATCTTCCATCAGAGAACTCCATTTTTACGATTAAGGGATCAGATTCCATTCTAACCAGCATAACGTTTCCACTGTTCCAGCCAGACAAATAAGCTTCACTGACAAAATGGTGTGATATCTTCTTATGCTCACGCAAACCAGTGCGGAAAAAGAATAAATCCAAATTACCAAATCGCTTCCCACCCAATACACGGGCGGGATTGATAAACATCCTAGCTTTATCATCATCATCATTTCTAGTAAGCTGAACGGATCTAACTCCTCTCTCCATACAATTCCTCAAAAGAGAAACATAGTGGTAAGGTATCATACATATATCACCATTTATCATAATAGCATCGCCAGGGGCAGTACCATAAGGATCTCCATCTGCATCGTCTCCCATATCAATCAAAAAAGCATAAGTATTCTTCGATAAGACTTTCCAAGCAATTTCTTCAGTATTTCTACATATAGCACGAGATTGTGTCATAAAATCATACTTCTTATCTTCCATAAATTCGAAGTAACCTTCAAAAATTTTTCCGTTCCAGTGCTTGAAAGTAATATCAGCTTGTTGATGTATATTAGGAGGCGGTCGCTTCACCTTATATAGTCTACCTGCAGGCTTATGTCGTGCCTTCACAGAAGGATCATATGCTTGTTCCTCAACAGGATCAGCTGGTTTCATAACCGCAACAATAAGTCCTATACCCATAGCTAAGGTAGATAGCCCTACCAAAGCAGTACCAACCATTGTAAAAATAGGATGGCGCTGATAGAAACTGGAAACTAAAGCCTTTGTTTTCGACAGGATATCATGTGCTTCTTCCAAATCATCAGAGAAGTCCAACTCTCCAACCTTCTTCGCAAACGCTCGGGCAATTTCTCTCTTCCAGAAATGGGGGGCTCGTTGCAAAAACTTATCAACTTCAGTACCATATAAATCTACTTCCTGTTTCAACCATTCCCTAAATACCTTCCACTGAGCTAGCGTATCAATCCAAGCTTTTCGATATTTGAAATCCAAAATCATAGCAGAGGGACCAGTAACAAAAAGATCTCTAAGGTACGCATTTAAAACTTCCATAGAAATGTAAGGAGCACTCAAAGTGTTCAAACCTCTCTTCTGGATGATACTATCAATATCATTAACTGTTTTAATCATACCTATTTCTTCATCTTTCTTCAAAGTTCTAATCAAGGCATCATCATCTAATGCTTCTTCATCATCCGAAGAATCATCCTCAACAGGAGTGGTATTCAATTTGGGCAAACTAGCACTAGTAGAAGTACGAGCACTTTTGAAATCTTCCATCTCCACATCATAACCATGTAGGGCTGCTCGCAGATCCACTGCGCTTACCTCGCTCTTACCACTTTTAGTTGAATCTCCTTGGAACTTGATCTTTCCGTTAGTAAAGTCCATAAGTTCTCGCATCTCTGCAGGATTCCTCCTATCTTTGGAATTGGGAATAGAGTCCAAACCAGCCAAACCTAAATCTATCATCTCGCTAACTTTCTGCTTAACCTCTGTCATATATTCCTTCATATTGCTTTTCTTATATTCCTTAATCTTGTATTGCTGGGCCAACCAAAGAACAAAATCCTCAACGGAAATATGATTTTTCTTCCAATAAACACCACATTCACAATCTTCATCACTATGTTTATAATGACATCTTCTATCTATGGGACCGGGATTTTCTGCACTTCTATTACGATAAACTGTAGTAGAAATAAGTCCCTCTGAGATCGAATTTAATTGTTGGTAATAGTAAATATTTGGATTAAAATCCTTTCCTTCTTGGGTAGCTCTATCTACTTTGTCCCAATCTATCAACTGATTCCAATACTCTGCTTCGGGGTTCTTCAAGTATTCATCTTTCACATGTAACCTAAATAACTTAATACGGCGACGGTAGGCAACCTTGTCACGTAGAGAGTCAGGATCAAATAACTTATTACCAGTACAAAAGATAATCTTAGATCGGAAGAAGCAATTTCCTTTATTTTCCATCTCAGCTCTGTGAACTGCATATTGGAAACCACTAACACCTCGAATAATATCTTGGCATTCGGAATCTTTAGATCCAGGTGGTTCCAAAAACTGTCCTAAATCATCAAAGACAGTAATCAATTGTCCACAATATGCGTCCCAATACTCGTGTGACGCAATTCTATTATAAAAGAAATCTTGCCAATCTCCAGACATAATTTTCTCTCTATCATCTGGATCAGAAATCATTAAGAGGACTTGCGTTAAAATATATGTAGTAGCATAAGTTTTACCATACCCAGGTGGGGCTATGACCAGAACACAAACAGGTTCTTGTCGCATGCCAGCACCATCTTGATTGATATTACCCATACCATCCAAAATCTTCTGCAATACTCGCTCTTTATCGGTTACAATAGCACGTAACCTATTTCCTTTATCAGTACTAGGCCAACTCGCCTTCAGTCCAATCGCTCTAAATTGCAGCGTAATAATCTTATCTGCAGTGGCAACATCATTCTTGATACCTTTCCGCAGTTTTGTATCTTGGAATTCTTTGAAGTCTGCTAACCATTTATTAAGCTTATCTTCACCTTCAATGATTTGCGTAAGAGGTCCTAGTCCCATACAGTTCTCTCTGATATAATTTATAGCTTTTCTAACCAAATTAACCATATATGTACAGACGTCCGCAATGCCTCCACTCAATCTTTGCCAATTACCAAGAGACTTCATAAAGTCTACACATGTTTCTTTACCAATAGGTTTTTGAGTAACACAAGTTCCTGCTGTCGCGAGAACAAGTGAGATCAGAGCAGAGTGAGCTTTAAAATCTGGGTCAAAGAAAATAAATTCCTCACCTTGCGAAACAATAGTCTCAGGTTCTTGAGCAAATAATCTAGCTTTAATATCTAATATAGCTTCCTTCAATTGATCGAAATAATATTTAATAATATTACCAATAGATTTTGCTTTATCTTTAAATATGTCACCAGTACTACTTGTGAACAGAATAGGAGAATCCTGAATAAGATCTATAACTCCAATAGCTAAGGCCAATAATATAGGCCAATTTGTTCCTTTACTCGTGAATATCTGTTTGGCACCTAATATCAAGGCTCCAACTAAAACCACGATTCCGGAAATCTTAGCAAATTGACTCAATTTATCATTAAGACCATCCATAAACGATAGGCCCTCCTTAACATTGGAATTGGCATTATCAACACTAAGACCAAGTCTTTGAACAATATCTAAGACCTCAGATCCCTTGCCATTTACAATTCCAACAGCTGTCTCCCGACATTTCTTGAGTTCATCAACAAGGCTACGGGCTATATCTTTCTCTTCGGAACCCATTTTAATACCTTTACCACTCAAAACATCTTTGAGACCTTCCATTTGGAAATGAGCAAATATCTTATTATTCTTTCGTTCTCTCTCTTTCGTACGAATTTCGTCACGTCTACGGGCATCAAGGTCAGCTAATATAGCACTAACTGTTCTTATACGCTTATTAGTTTTGTACGAAGTTTTATCAAGGCTCTTTTCATATTCTTGTACACTAGTAACAACAGCTTTATATTTAGGATCAATCTTCTTCTTCTGCTTTAATGGCTTATTCAAAGGTTCAACGTGGAACTTGTCAGTTACAGGCAAGTCAGACTCCCATGAGGAAGTACGCTCTCGCTTTACAACTTCTTTGAGTTCCAATTTGTCAAATTCTTCTGCTAAATCTAATACAGCATTTGATCTCTTCAATTTTCCTTTCTTCTTATCGAGCTTCTTGATTTCTGTGGAACCTTGGAAAGTAATAGTCTGAGGGGGCACAGACCAATCACCAGAATATCCTGGGACAGACATCTTTGCGCAAAAAGCACATGAACACCACGGAGTGGTGGTTTCACACTGCGAATACCAGTGGAAATCATGATAACTTGTAACTATAGGTAACTGTAATCCCAATCCTCTATATGTAATACAAGATGGTATACAAAAGTTACTCTTGGCAAAATAGACGTCAGTCTCACTGGAAGGATCAACAGGACAAATTAGATAATAATTATAGTCATACGAATTATTATACATTATAGTAAATGCTCTAGCATCTATTCTTGAGATATTCTCCTCAAAGCCTGAAGCGTCAGGCACGCAAGACAATATAAAGGAAACTTCACTATCGTCTATGAAATAATTCATGAGAGGCACTAATTCATCCTCAAAATATCTCGTCAAATTCTCTTCCATGTTTTTATCTGATGTCATATATCCTAATGGTAAACCACAAATCTGTTCAATATCTCTGAGCTTCAAATACAGTTCAGAAAGATAAGGAGCAATAGAAATACAAAGATAAGCAATAAGGGGATATTTTCTAGGTTTAGCAAATTTGGTACTAGAATAATAAGTTAATGTACGAGCTAAACAAGCATGCTTAATCAAAAGAAGCTTATAGGTTCGAGGGTGGGAGTGTATACTCATACCACATCTATCAGAAATATCCAAAATATTGTAAATTGTAAAATCTTGATTCAAATTA